AGTGGGTTCAGGTAGGATGGTAAGGCGGGCGAACTCATTCCTTTCTTGGTTCCCATGCGGGGGAATAGGAATGATTCGGTATATCTTTAGCTTTGAATACGCCCTCAGAATAGAGGAGATCTACCTCGTTCTTGTAGGCGCCAATTTCAACAGCAACTTGTTCTTTTGGGATGCCATACTCGTCGATAATCCTGCGGACCATTTCACTCAGTTTGATTGCAATATGAGCCCCCTTGGCGCGGTTGATCCTAACTGTGAGCATCATGGCTTCAGCGTCACCAATGTCTAGGACAACGCAGGGTATTTGACCCCCGTATTTGTCTTTGAGCGCCTTGCTCTTGTTTGAAAGCCCCCATCTATGAAAACCATCAATTATGATGTTATTGCGGTTCACCAATATGGGCTGAATCCAACCGTTTTTGAGTATGCTGAACTCAAGCAGCTTGAACTCCTTGCCAATACAGACGTTAGGATTGTAGTCATTTGCAATCAGCTTTTCGGCGTCAAGCCATTCAACTTTATCAACTGGATCATTGAACATTTTTAGAACTTCCTGCGACTGGGGTGAACTATATTGTTATCGACCTCAAGCAAAAAAAAGTTCGGCTTGTAGATCGGCTTGAATTTGGCGCCCATAGCTACCTGATCTCTGTACTCCTGGACCTGCTTCGGCGCGAAGTGCTCCGAGTGCTCTACCATGTGGCACCGCCAACAAAGACCCTTCAAGTGGTCAACTGGATGGTCGTAGTTCGTATTATGCCACTGAAGAATACCTTTATCTTGACCACAGGCCTCACACTTTGGAGGGGTGGCTGTGATTTCACCCCTGGCTATGGCCTCTTTGGTCAATTTGAGGCTGGCCAATCGTTGCTCGCCGCTCCATCGTTTCCATTTTTTCATACGGTCCTTTCCATATAAGCGATCCCCTTTTTTTCGCGGATCTCTTTGAATCCATTTTTTAGATACCAAGCGCGGTTCCTGTCCGTTGTCACAAAGGCGTTGATAATGCAGACCTTCTTTTCATCGACCAGGAAATTGAAGCAAGCGGCGTTGAGGTACTTCGAGATCCCATTGCCTCTGAATTCAGGCAGAACGTAGGTGCCCTTAATACGCCCTGAGCCCTTCTTTGCAATAGCGCCACCAAAGCCTACCAAGACCCCATTATCATAGGCTCCAAACCATGTGAGGCCCGTCTGGTCACTGACTATTGACCTCTCTCGCTTGGCAGCGTTGGCATACGCGCAGATTTCAGAGTAAGAAACCTTGAAGATCTTAATCATCGTTTGCTTTCCGGCAAAAATACCCTTTTTATGGTGCCGCTTTTAAATTTTTTCAACACTGAAGTGAAGGGGTAGCTGTCGCGAACCCTAGGATTCTTAATGAAAGACATAACCTCGCGGTATCGTTGCATGGCGGTGGTGAGTTGATCGTCGGAATACTTCTCTCGAATCCAGAATCCTAGCTCATCCCAGTTGGTTGGGTCCTCTAGCCCGTTATTTAAGGACTTGATGTCAGAGTTGTAAAGATCTTGGACCCCCATTTCAGGGAACAATTGTAGAACACGATCATAGAATACAGGGTCAATCTCACGCCATTTGCCCAGGCGCTTGGATCCCTCTGAATGTAGAGGCGTTGAAACCCTCAAAGCTTGCTTGGCGAATACTTGCTGATCATAGATCTCGGCGTATTCAATATTGTAATCGTAGAAGAACCTGAAAACATCAGCCTCCTCCCAATCGTAGACCGGGCGCCCAAGGTCAACTCGTGGGCTTTGGGTGGCACAGACAAAGGTTTCATTGATTTTGTTGATGATTGCACGATAACGCATGAACCCTTCAGACGTTCTAATGCCTGTCATCATGCAGATCTTACCTGGATAGTATTTAGCTACTTCATCATCCATTGAGTATTGGTCAAAGACCTGCCCAGGAGCAGCGGTGATGGCCCACTCCGGAATTGGACGAACGTGTTCACGATTCGGGTCCCATTGCAGGTAGTCAACCGTCTTGCCAAAGATGCACTTGTTAGACTTCAGCGGCACCGCGAACCATTTCATTCTGACCCAAGGTAACTGCCGATAATGGTCAACGAAATTGATAACTGAGTCTGGGATCAGCTCCTCATCCCTGAAAACGCAGTCAACTATAGGTTCTTCGCCGCGCTCCTCTTTGACCTGCTTTAGAAGGTGCATGACAGCCAAGGAGTCCTTGCCACCGGAGAATGAAACCCCAACGTGGTCATAGCGGTCTAAGATCTTATTGATGCGGAATTTGGCGGCCTCAAGGACGTTCATGCCCATAGGCCGGGTCACGTTATCCTTGGTCAATCGGCCCTGGATTTTTACTTTGGGCATTCTTACAGAACCTCCTCAAAATATTCTTTCATTCGAGAGCCAATAGATGGGTGTTCCGGGTAGCGTTTTTTCAACCATGAAACGAATTCAAAGAATTTCTCTTGCTGCTCAATGTCGTCGAACACCATGTTGTAGACAATATTGAATGATTTCTCTGACTCGCCGGCGCCATCATTGGCAGAGGACTCGCGTTCGCGGAAATATTCATCAAGAAAGTAGGGCATATTCAAGTCGCTGAATGAAAATCGAGTGGAGAGTTCGTCAACTGAGATCCCATGCTCAATTACATACTCATATAACCCCTGACCCTCTACCTTGCCGTAAGTGGACGCCATGCTAAGTAGCATGCGGCGGGCTTGATCTTCATCGTCCGGGTAGCAGTAGGTGATTGGAACATTGTCTTTGAGCTCAAACCCGTTCTCGATCATCATACCGAGAGTTCTAACCCTTTGATGCCCGTCAATGATCCAATGGTCCTTACCATCTTTCCAGACCTGAACAGGCGCAGCGAAGCCCTGGTCGGCGATCTCATTCTTTAATTTCTCGTAGTTGGTCTGGTCCAAAGACTTCAAGTTGCCTTGATAAGCCAACAGCTTTTTTAGAGGCACCTCGGCGGCGCCCTTGCACTTAATTTGAATCTGCAATGGAAGCCCCTTTGTGAAGATTGTCAATTCCTTTGCGTACTAGCTCGCTAAGATTCCCTTTGGTGTAACGGTGCGAAAGAACCTTGATAAAGGCGAACTCGCTCTTGGTGAATTTGACGTTCACAAGTACGTCACGCTTCTCGTTTTTTGTCTTGAGTTGTAATTGCATAAAGTCTTTACCCCTGGTATATACCCCTAAGTGTGTTTACCAGGAATATCAAGAGGAAGTCAACTTGAAGAATCTATTAGTGATGAACTACCTGACAAGAGAGCTTCTGAAAGGGGTAGATGAGTACATGGAGCTAGGATTATTGGAACCAGATGACGCTAGGGTCTTGCTAGATTGGTCGCATTATCAGCGGCACTTGGAGGGGCAGGGTCCGTTCAATGCTTTAATAAGGCCCCCAACCTTTGACGCCTACCGAAGATGGAAAAGGGCGTACCCCGGTTGGACCGATGGGATTCTAGATGAGGGCAGCTTGGCTTGGAAGATCCATTACAAGGGCATAAAGCTCCCCATGAATGAGCACCTCAAAAGGTGTGAACGTATGAGGCGAAATGAAGAAGCGGTGCTTAACAATCGGCGCACTGAGGGGAATGTTACTAGGATTCAGTGATGAAAGCCTCGTAGCTCTGGCCCGAAGTGATGGGTTGGCAATATTCAATGACAGGGGGTTCGTTGGTTGGATCCCTTTTACTTTAGAAATAGAGGTAACAGATGGAACTGATAAAGAACCCGGAGCAAAAGAAGATCTATGATCTGATCAAAAATTATGGGCCGATCGACTCTAGCGGGTTGCTTGAAAAAATGTATGGGGATGAAAAAACATCGACGCAATTGACAGCTTATAGGCGCAATAGCGTAGTTAAGAATATTTCTAGGATGCATCTCAAGGGAGTGAATATTCAAAGAGGAATACCTAAGGGGGCGACCAATGGGCGTCTGTATTGGGTGGGTGATGTTTAGGATCACTGACGAACAACTTGAACAAATGTCCACCGGGGCGCCACCTGATAACAAAGATTATGATGAGGTGCTCACGCCTATGGCCAAGGAGCTTCTAGCCTCTAGGGCAGTAGTGAGCGCGGCTCGACAGTGCTTCAATGAAGAAGGCTGGCCTAAGATCCCAATTACTGCCGTAAGAAGTAATGGATATTACTCAGCAAATAAACTGGTAGAAAAATTGAAAGAAGCTCTAAAAAAACTGGAGGAGGCGATAGAGCCAGATGCTTGAAAAACAACACTTAATTGAATTCTATAAATCAGAGATTAGCGAGATTATTTCGTTGTTAAAATCAGGTCGGTCTAGAGTCTGTGAAACCGATGGACTTTATCGACGCCTTGAAAAAATTGCCGCGATAGTTGACCGAATAGCTCAAAGCGAGGTTGTTCAAAAACCAGATGAAAAACCGCATGAGACATTAGAAATTTCAAGAGACCATTATTGCAAGTTTTTGGACCTATACCATGCCGCAAAGGAAGCGATGAAAGAACGTCTAAAATGTTCTCAGAATCAACACAATACTCCGGTGGTTCCTGATAGGTTGCAAAACAAATTAATTGCGGCTTTGGTGGCTTTAGATGAGGTTCAAAATAGAGATGTCAAATAAGTTCAAGTGCAAAAAATGTAAAAGAGTTCTTACGGCTAAGGACGGAATGTTGTCTTGCTGTGGCATCAAGGAGACAGTGGATCATTCTGTTCGAGCTAACAGACAATTAGGCTCAGACATCAACCGCCAGATTAACAAACACATACCGCCACCAATCGTTGACTATTGCGATTATGATGAGGACCTTGATGAATTTACAGTATATGGAATACCAAACACATAGGATTTATTTAAGAGATGCTTAGAAAATTCGTTTTGCTTCTGGATTGCTATAAATGCAAATCCAAGAAAGTCACAAGAATATTTAACGGCAAGCGATATTGCCCGACCTGTTTGGTCGATGTATATGAGGCTTCATTATAGAGATGTCTAGTGAACAAGCCAACTGTCCCCATTGTGGTGGAGTATTGTGGAAAGATGAAACAACCGATGTTTTGTATTGTTCCAATGAAACCTGTGACCTTTCGGTAGAAAGCCAGTCAGATGAATCTTGAACAGCTAAAGCCCTGCCCGTTTTGTGGATGCAAGAAGCCGATGGTTCTCGATAACACTGGCGGGAACTATACCTATATAGAGTGTCGGACTTGTGGCGTATCTACCTCTGAGTACAAAAACCGCAAAGAGGCTATTGTAAATTGGAATAGCCGAGCGAAGGAATCGACCTGATGAATTATGAACGGCTGTTTAGCAGCGAAGGTCATTACACCGATTTAGGTAACGAAGTTGATAGCGAAGTCCGACAAGCATTGAGGGGTATTTTCAAAAGATTTCCCCAAGCAGACGTTAGGGATCTAGGTCACATGATTTGTATTGAGGCAATGACTGAATCTTGCGGAGTCATGATTGATCGCGTGAAACCAAAGTCAAATTATAAATTTAGCAGGAATTCGGGTGAGTGATGTTTTTTGAAAAGTGGCGAAAGACCAAACCCCAGCCGAGGCACACACTTCATTGCAAGCACCGAAGTTTGTCGGTGACAGGCAATTGGTTCAAAGACTTCGAGGGTGACGTTCCTAGAGTTGGCGATTTGATCAACATTCCTGACAGCGATCTTGATTTTGTTGTGGAATTAGTTTGCTGGTTTGTCATAGACAGCGCTCACGCTCATGTCCACATCAGGCCAAAGATGGAAGAAACCAAATAGATATTAATCGAACAGAGGTGAGTGAATGAGAGTGGCGGCTGTAGTCATGGCGACAATTGCCCGTGAAAGGATTATGGAGCACTTAGCTACATTGGATCAAAACCAACTCGGCAAGATGCTCATACAAATGAAGTTGGCTGGCGACTCAAAAGAAACCATGCAACCAGTTATTGATGCGATCAAACGGAAGAAACCATAGTGATGATTCCTGAACAAATTAGGTCGTATTTGCATCGACCAGAAAATTACTACCGGCTTTTGGACGATGCATTCTATGAAAATCAGGAGAAGAACATTGATTACAACAACTGTTTTTCTCGTGCTTTAGAATTGGCAGAAAAAGAGATGGAAGTAAAAGGCGATACAGATGAATTGTGAACAGTGCGACAAAGAAATGGAGATAGGCGGCAAGCCTGCCAGGGTCAACCCATTTGACAGCCTCTGCATCTACGACCCTCATTACAGCGACTTCAACTCCTTTGAGGACAATCCCAAAGCGAGAGAGAAGGATTGTGGTTGCGATAATTGCTTTTATGGGCGTGATATTCTTGCCGTAGAGATCATCAGATTGAGGATATTTGAGTGATTGAAATGGAAACCCGTACCTGCGCTGGAGGTTGTGGTAAAAAATTCAGGGTCAGTGTAGGCAGTCACCACAAGACAGCCCTATCTGACTGCGAGACGAGGTGCAAAGGACTACCCCGGCCCAAAGAGGCTAGGCGGCGAGAATTTAACACCTATCCGGCCCTTGATGTTCTTGAAAACGCCACCAAATATGACAAGGGCATCCTACCTGAGCCCCTAAGAGACAGGAGCAATCGCCAATCTCCCAGGTCAGGCGGTGACTATGACCTCGAGTGGAAGCGTTGCACCGAATGGGCAAGAACCCTAATGCTCACGATCAACAAGCAACGGATCAAGATAGCTGATCTAGCTTTGAGCGTCTGTGATATTCAGCATGGCGGCGGGAACCACTGGTCAGGATTCAAAGACGTAAGAACCTTGAAGCAGTTCGCCAAAGATTCTGGCATGAAATACAAGACCTTATCCAATTGGGTGCAAGTCAGGGTCAGGGTCATGAACCATGTTGGAGACCTATGGGATGATCGTAACTGGGGGGCTGCGACAAGGACTCTAGACCGGTTGCGTGGAAATTTTGCCCCCGAATACGTCAAGAAGGTCTACCAGACCGAGCTAGATCGTAAGGGTTCTCAGCATTTGGCGGCGCAGATCATAAAGGACCTTAGGTCAGTTAAGAACAAGCTGATAGGGTCAGGGTTCAATGAGGCGGTGGTCAGCCCCGAGGAAATGGGTGAGATCAGGTTGCTTGCTGGCCAAATCATGAGGGCGCTGAAGAAATGACCGACACTAGAGAGAGCATTGACTTAATTATTGAGCAATTGAACCGGGTTATTGATTCAAGCACAGAGCTATGTGATGTTGAGCTCACAGACAGTGAGAGAGCCTACAGACTGCAGATATTATTCATTGAGTTCATGATCAGGGCGCACAAAACTCCCAACGACGACCAAAAAACTCCATTTGAAATGGTAGACTGGCCTGCTAGCGACGCTTGAGGCATTGATCCCAGGGCTTGCCAGGGTATTTATCTTGACACATCTTGACTTGAGCTAGGGCGAAGAGTCCCAGGAATGAAAAAAGCGCGATAATTAAAACGGCACCCCAAATGAGATCCCTTACCTTTCGGGAGCCCTTGATCTTAAAGCCCACAATGGTCTTGGGATCATCCATTATTCACCTGATCTCCTGTTGTCAGTATCTTCTCAAAAATGGCCTTTGACATCGCATCGATCACGATGGATCTAGTCAAAGCTGGCTCACATTTGATCTTGATGGTCACTTCTTGGTCAATTTTGAATCCCAGGTCTGAGATTGTCTTTGGACTAAGCCAGATATTATGAGTTGCTTCAGTCATGTGGCAGACGCCATAGCTATGACAACCATGATGCCAACGGCAACGAACGGATATTGATTTATCAAGTCAATCACCACCACCCCCACACTCGCCCAAATGAGGGTAGGAACAATGAGGTAGCCAAGGCCCTGTGAAAGACCCGAACACCATCACCGCCTGTGCTAGCGGTGCCTACCAATAGACCAGCTAAGGCCACGGTCCACCATGAAATCCAATCCATCATTTTCACTTTCTTGAGCTATACTTGAAGCTCTTACGAGTTTTACCACTCCATACCGGATCTCAGGGGCCTATTGTCCCTGATTTCCTTTTTTACCTCTGACAAACGCCTTGATACGAGAGACAAGCTTCTTTGCCTCTATCTCAGCATTGACTATTGCCTCGGCCTCAGCCTTGAGCTGGACCTCCTTTTTAAGCATGAACTGTATTTCTTTTAGGCACCTGTCCCACGATTTCACATAACCATGAACATAAGCCCTTACTATTGGGGCATGCTTATTCGTCCTGTAGATGGCCATAGCTTCAGTTTCAGCGCCCAACTCTACCTGAGCCCTAGGGGTTGGATTAAATTGCACTGGTTCCCTCCACGCCCAGGCGCTCGACTTGCTCATCACGGATAGACTTGCCTATCCACATATACACTTCTTCGAGCTTCGCCAGAGCTATAGACTTTGGGCGTCCGGAACCTAATTGATTGATCTGCGCCTCAAGCTGTTGACAAATAGTCTTGAAACCCAACTGGTCTTGGGCGGCCTTCTCGTCATACTTGATGTAATCAAATCTACTCATGGTTTTCCCTTCTACTTAATGACTTGTACTCAATGAACTGGGATATACCTAACGTAAAGACCTATAGAAATCCAGTGGAATCTCCGATAGCATTGATGTATCAGGTATATCGAGGAGGTAAAGACATGAGCGTCTTGAACAATCTGCAAATAAAACTATCCCAGTTCAGGATAGTAGCTTGCCGTGACCCCGATGTGATTACAGTCGGCAAAGCCACCTATCTGAAATTGTGTAGCGAAATCAATGAAAAGAACAAGCGCACTCAAAATAAACCTGAGTACGCAATCAAGTCATATATGGGCATACCAATCATGGTTCTGCAATCAGTTGATATTATGATCGATTTTGGCATGGAGGGCTGGACAACGTGGGAGATTCCACCACTAATAAGCAACCTGTAAAGACGGTGAAAAAGCGGAAAAAAGTGTCTAAAAAAGCACCCCCCCGCAAAGAGATCGACCTAAACCTGTTTGAGCTGGACCCAGTGGATCACAAGCTCATCCAAATGAAGATGGAGTACCCCAAGATCTCAGTGCGAGAGTTGGCGCTCCATGTGGGGTTTTCACCTAGCGGGCTCAACAAGAGAATGAGTCGACCAGCTTTTAAGAAAGCCCTGGCTGACCTAGCTCAACACGCGCAGGAGCTCTTGGCTGACACCCAGACCCAAGCAATGCGACGACTAAAACGACTAATCTCCAGCAAAGATGAGTCCATAGCAATGCAGGCGGTGAGGCTGGCTCTTACCCCAATGCTGAACGTGAGCACCATCGACGTCACCACTACCAAGGAGATCCGCTACCGGACTCAGTTTGGTGAGCAAGGGCAGTTGTTCCAGTTGATCGAGGAAAATGACCGGGTCGTTCCGGTGTTGGAGCTGTTGCAATGAGTGAGGTCATAGAGCTCAAGAACCCGGTGAATCGAAAAAGATTTAGGCTTGGCGCCTTAATAGATTGCCAGAAATGTGGGGCGTCGCTTTCTGACTTTGAAATAGAAGATGGTGAGCGTCTTTGTAATCTTTGTCTATTTCTTGATGTGATAAGAGAAATCAAGGAAAGCAAGCAGAAGGATGAACATGGATGCACTATTGAAATCCTAGAGGAGGGTCGAAATGTATGATGCACACGATAGAGATCCCAAAGCCCCACGGCAAGAAGCAAGAGCTGATAATGTCGGCTTTTCATATTCCTGGCCTCTTGGAGCTATGGGTTTCGTGCGGCACGAAATTTGGGAAATCCTTCGCGGATGCGGGCGCCCTGGTAAGCGCGGCTCCACTGAAAAGGCAGTCAATGTATCGATGGGTGGCCCCAATATTCGCCCAGACTCAGATCGGCTTCAACTATTGCCGCCGAATGCTGCCCAGCGAGCCTTTATGGAAACCGACGAGGCATCCGGTTACGAGTTTAGTTTCTAGAGACCTCGAGACAGTAGTGGAATTTAGGTCAGGGAAATATCCTGAAGACCTAGAGGGGGAACAAGTCCAGGGGGGCTACGTTCTCGATGAGGCAGCAAAGATGCATGAGCAGGTATACCAAAGCGCCAAGACCACAGTGTCTATCACTCGTGCGCCCATTTTGGTGACCTCAACTCCCAAGGGTAAAAACTGGTTTTATAAGAAGTGCATGGAAGTCAAAGAGGAAATGGAGTGGGACATCAAGGCTGGCAGGGTGCCAACCAAGATATTCATTACTGCCCCATCCACTGACAATCCATTGGTTACTGCCCAAGCGGTTGAAGACGCTAGGCGCTCATTGCCGGAGCGGTTGTTCCGTCAGTATTACTTGGCTGAATTCATGGACGATGGCTCGGTGTTCACCGGCTATCGGGATTGCCTCAAGGACGACAACATAATCAGTGAGGAAGTTCACTGGGTTGCACCGGGCAGCGAAGAACGTGAAGTGGTCATTGGCGCGGATTGGGCGAAACATTCCGACTATACCGTATTCACGGCTCTGTCCTACAAGCGAGGCGAGAGGCCGGAGCTAGTGGGATTTATGCGATTTCATGGCCAGCCCTACACCCAGGCGGTCCAAGAACTCGTTATTTTCTCTAGGAAATTCAAGTCGGTGGGCGTGGTCTACCATGACAAGACAGGCGTGGGTGATGCCATTGATGACCTTTTGGGGCGGACTTCACTCTCTTTTGAGGGCGTTGTCTTTACCGCGAACTCCAAGGCGGCGATGGTCAACCAATTGATTGTTACATTTGAACGCAAGGGTATACTCATACCATATTGGCCTGAACTCTTAAAAGAACTTGACTCATTTGAAGTCACCACTAGCAGCATAGGGACGATGAAGTATGAAGGAGCAAGTGGCACCCACGATGACATCATTTGCTCTTTGCTACTTTCCAACTATGCCTACATGGAATTCTCGGGCGAGACATCTATACAGTTCCTTGAGGACCTCCCCAGCTCAAAGCTCACAGTCGACAAACTTTATAAAGACATGATTGACGATGACGAAGAAGATCCAATCGTTAGCATGTTCCAATCAATGAGGCTCAAATGAAAACTAAACCAAAGATAGTAGCCCTGGATTCCGTGGGCACCGAGATTGAAAAGATTGAGAAATTTGAGCAAGAGGCTGAGTATGCTGAAAAGACCGTAGCCTATTTTGAAAAGTCATTTGCGGGTAGCGCGGTTGACACTGTCCAAGGTGGCGAGAGCGGGGCGTGGAGCCCAGAGGAACAAGCTTTCCTTGATGCCACCACATTGAAGTCATTATTTTTCTCGGAAGATTGGGTCTACATCGTAGTTGACCTAATTGCAAATAAGATCTCATCCCAACGGCTAAAGGTCATGAAAGAGGAGATCGACGACGAGGGGAATGTTTCTACCACCTATGACGATGTTCATCCTTTGAATGACTTGCTGGATCAGCCGAACCAATGGCAGGACTATCACAGTTGGATGTACAACCTGTGCGTTGAATACTTCTTAGAGGGCAATGCCATCATCTGGTATGCCCGCCAAAAGAACAGCTTGACGGTATTCCCAACTGAGCTGGTATCAATTGATTTCCACACCGATGGCAATATTCGCAGCTACTTGGTTGGGTCCAACTCTGAAGAGGGTCGGATGAGCCAGGACAATCGTGTGACCTTTGACCAAAAGGAGATTGCCCACATACGTCGGCCGAACCCATCATCATTATTGTGGGGGCTATCGCCATTCATCCCGGGGCGCAAATCAATCCTGTTCAATCGTTACTCACAAGACTACTTGAATGCCTTCTACCAGAAGCAGGCCACCCCTGGGCTCGCACTCAAGATGGATAAAAACGTCAATGAGGACGTAGCCCTTCGCCAACTGAGATCATTTGAGCAGGCCTACACTGGGCGCCGGAATCAGCGCCGAACCATGATTGTTCCAAAGGGCGTTGACGTAGTGCCGCTATCCCATACGTTAGCTGACCAGCGGATCGTTGAAGTCGTTGATAAAAACAGGGAGGTCATATGCGCCTTGCTCAAGGTTCCAAAGCATGAGCTGTCCCTGCAATCAGCTGGCTCCCTGGGGTCCGAGGAATATAAGACATCACTCAAAAACTTTTGGGAGGCAACTCTAAAGCCCGCGATGCGGATGATTGAGGGTAGCCTCACTGGATTTTTCAAACTCCAACTAGGGGAAGGTCGATTTCTTGAATTTGATTTAACAGACGTTCAAGCACTTCAAGAGGACAAGGCTCAACAGGCTGAACTCGCTAAGAAGTTATTGGAGTCAGGATGGAGCGTCAATGAAGTCAGAAGAGACCTATTTGCAAAAGCCCCGTCGTCACAGGCTGACGCGGATCTACCTTTTAATCTTATTGCGAAGTCAGCTCCTCCACCTATGGCGTTTTCGGCAACGGCTCCGACTACGTTGGCTGAGCCTCAAGTTGAAACTGAGCCTTTGGAAATTCAAACGGAAGATGAAGAACTCCCGGACGTAGGCATTGGCGCGGGCGACAAAGTCATGCGTTATATGGCGAAGTTTGATGGCTACCTTGACACTGTTCGTAAGCAGTTGAAGCAGGAGGAGGTAGGCACCGGCCTTCAAATGCAGGACCTAGTCCTTGAAACCTTTGCTGCCTTTGCAGAGCAGGCAATCATGGTGATCACCACTAGCCTGAAAGAGAAGTCATTCAAGGCTGTGGATGCACCGGCCAAAAGAACTTTGCAGCGCCGGATCCAACGCGCCTTTGATGACCTAGAGGAACAGTTCGTCAATAAGCACTCACAGATATTGAGCTCCACCATCGATGTTGGCTACCGGTCACAGTTGGACGTTGTAGTGAATGGTAAGGATCGTAACGAGATTGCTGCCCTACAGGAGCGAGACGCCAAGGGGCGAAGCCTTCAACTAAGCGAGCGCGGCATAGACACTTTTGCTCAAATCAGTAAGACCCAATCAGAATCAATCATGAGTGACATCAGCAAGGGCGTTGAAAACAACGAGACAATCGACCAAATAGCCCGCAGAGTAGCTGATACCTTTAGAGATCCTGAGAAGTCCCTGGCCAAAGCGAGAACAATCGCTAGGACCGAAACATTGACAGCGGTGTCCCTGGGGCAAGCTGCCGCAATGGATAACGCCAAGGAGGTCTTAGGCCCCGAGCTAAGAAAGGCTTGGATAAGTGCCGATGATGGTGATGTAAGAGACAGCCACACTCAAGCTCAAGAGGCAGGGGCCATTCCCGCTGATGACGCTTTTCCAAATGGGTTGAACTTTCCAAGGGACCCGGCAGGCGGCCCAGAGGAAACAATCAATTGCCGATGTACGTTAGTAATGATCCCCCCTGGGGTTGAATTTGATGAGATCTAAGGAGGGTCACATGAAACTAAAGAAGAAAAAGGTCATTCACGGCCAAAATAAAATCGTTGGACATTTCAGCAAGGTCAAGGCGGTTGGCAAGGATCTCATTATCGAGGGGTTCGCCAACAAGGCCGTAGTAGACAGGGGCAAAGATTTCATTGAGCCTCAGGCCTGGGACCTCACGAATTTTAAAAAGAACCCAGTGATTCTATTCAATCACAATGCTGACATGATTGTCGGCAAGGCTTTGTCTGTAATGCCCACGGAGCAAGGGTTACGGGTCAAAGTGAAAATCAGCAACTCCCCTCATCCTGATGTGGCCAATGTCCGCACCTTGGTTGAAGAGGGAAATCTCCGGGCGTTTTCGGTAGGGTTTGACACCCATCATGAACAAAAGGATGCTGATGGAGTGAACAACATTTCTAAGGCTGAGTTATTCGAGGTGTCAATCGTTGGCGTCCCTATGAACCAGGATTCAACCTTTCAAATAGTTTCTAAGTCGATTAAATCTTTAAATAGCAAGGAGATAGCAATGCTGAAAAAAGAAGCTGCCGCAGCGGTCAAGCAAGAAGGTGAAGCCCCCACCCCAACTGATCTTCTTGAGGAGGCTTTACGCGAAATTGCTGAGGGTGGCGATGCGAAAGCTATCATGGCGGCCCTACATGCCAAGTGGCACGAAATGGGGAACCCCTGCGAAGAAGCCGAAGAAAACAAAGCTGAGGGCGACGACGAAGAAGAAGCCCCCGCTGTAGCTCTAGTTGAGGCCCCCGCTGAAGAAGTAGAGGCAGAAGCGGCTGAAACAACTGAAGAAGTTGCCGAAGTTGTTGAAGAATCTACCGATGAAGCACCTGAAGAAGAAGAAAAAGCCGAGGGCGGCGACGACGAAGAGATTGAACTCGAAGAAGCTGAGGACGAACCAGAAGAAGAAAAAGCCATGATGGATGTTGAAATTGAAGCAGGCGAGGCAAATCACATGCACTCCGCTTCAGTGGACGAATCCGGCAACGGCAGGACCACAGGGACTTCTGAGGGAACCGAAGATCACATTCACATGATTGAGGGCGGCGAAGTGATGGCCGGCGAAAATGACCACGGCCACCCAAGCGTCACAGTTCCTGAAGCTGAAGTCGAAGAGGGCGAAGGCGAGGTAGTCGAGATGTCCATCAAGGATTTCCAAGAGTGCGTCATGACCAAGGTTCCTACCCTAATGGATGAAGGCAAGGGGCAAGAGGAAGCAGTAGCCGTTGCTATCGCGATGTGTCAGGATCAGGGCAAATGTTCCATGTCTCCATCACGCAAGGACTACGAAAAATTCTTTGCAGTTGCAGATGGTTACCAGCCTAAGCAGTCGGTAGACGAAGATAATCAGAGCACTGACACGGTGGCACTGGAAGTCGGAACAGACGAGCAACCTACCCCATTGATGGCCGCCACGAATCAGACAAACGTCCTTTTGGGATCTTTGATTGCTGAAATTCAGAAATTAAGTGCTAGACTAGATACATCTGAGACCACTGAAGCTGGGCTAAAGTCAAGCGATGAAAAGGCCGAAGATGAAGATAATGTTGACTCAGAGCGAAAATACTTGGAAAATTTAGATCTGAGGCTTAAAAAAATGGGGTACTAGGTATAGACTTAGCATCTCTCATGGTTGATTAAATTTCCGCATCGCGGAGGAGGTTAGATTGAAAACATCAGTCACGAAGCTGGAAAAACGAATCAGCGCAGCGGAAACAGCCCAGAAGAACTACGAGTCTGAGAGAGAGAAGCTTCTCTTGCAGAATCGCAACAACAACAGCCAAGTCCGTCATATGGGCAGCGACGAGCAAAAGGCCATGTCTGCCTTTCGTTGCACCCATGTGAAGGATCTCATCAATGTGAATACGGCTGACCCCCGTTTTCAGCATGTTCCCATGCACTACAAGGGTTTGGTACGCCAACTGAAAGAGGACGTGGATATTTCACGTTTGATTCAGCAGGTTGTCCATGGAGAAGCAAAAGATACCGATCGCATTTCCAAAGTCAAAGGCATGTTGACCGGGAATGCATACGGGCGCGAAGTCTTGGCTCCACGATTGAAGGCCTTCGGGTCAACGGTTGTAGGCGCCGGGGATGAATGGGTTCCTACCCTCGTCTCGGCTCAGTACATCGAAGAGTTTGAATTGGAGCGAAAAGTTTCGGGTCGATTCAAGCAAGTGACCATGCCTTCAAGTCCATTTGACTTGCCGGTTCAAAGAAACGTGACAGTAGCTCGTCGCCAAGTTGAAAGCTGTGACCCAGCTGACAATGTCGCGGCAGCTAACTTTGGCACTAGCAAGATCACTCTCGAAGCAGAGAAATTGGTCGAGCATATGTGTCTACCCGAGGAACTGAATGAAGATTCAGCACCTCAAATCCTAGCCTTGGCTAGAACGGAAGTGGTTGAGGCTCAGGAGCGAGCTGTAGAATCCGCTATCCTCAATGGCGATACCGCCGTTACCCACCAGGATGCCGATGTTACCTCTGCTTCAGA